TCAGTATGAACCCAAACAATTTGATCAAGGTGCAAAACCTAAATTGCAAGGGTTCATGTCCCCCTTAGTTCACGAAGCCTATGCCCCAGTTAATAATGGTGCTAGTGAACGTCGATGCGTAAAAGGAAGAATATTGGATCTGAAGAAATTAGAACCTCCACCCAATGCTTTCCGTGACCAATGCATGCAGGAGTTCGCTGAACTCCTGCTTGACGACATGATCCTAGAACCTGTTTGTTATGAGACTGTTGAAGCCTCACAAACACGTCCTGCCCAGAAAATATCTCTAGGGCGTGCTACTGTTAGTGGACCCAATCTACAAGCACGTCTGAAATGTTTCTTGAAGGCTGAAGCTTACGCCGGACCTAAGGACCCACGTAACATATCCACCTACAATGATAGTGATAAACTATCAATGTCGGAGTTTGCTTTAGCTCTGTCAGAACATTGCAAGAAATTTCCTTGGTATGCTCCCGGCAAAACCCCCCTGCAGATAGCTTTCCGTGTTGCTGAAATATGCTCAAATGCGAAGAAATTCGTTAATGTTTCAGATTACCATCGCATGGATGGAACAATATGCTATACGCTCCGCCGGGTAGACAGAATAGTGATGATGAAGGCCTTTCCTCACCATTCGGACGTTTTGAACGAACTATTAAAACGTAATGTCGACAATAAAGGAACATTACCGTTCGGAACTATTTTCGAACAAGGATCAACCCACGGGTCCGGATGCCCGGCGACAAGCCTCTTCCAGACCCTTCGCGCGGCTTTCACCGCTTATCTCGCCTACCGACGTCACCAGTCAGACCAAGGAACAATCGTTAGCCCACATGAGGCTTTCGCTGCCATCGGAATTCACCTCGGTGATGATGGCCTTGACGCTGACCTGTCCATTGAAGACCATAAATGGGCAGCCGAAGCCGTTGGACTCGTTATTGAAGCTCATACAATACCGATGGGGGAGAGAGGAGTCTCTTTCTTGGCTCGCTTTTATTCACCAGAAGTGTGGAATGGATGTCTTGATAGTATGTGTGACATCAAGAGACAGCTCAGCAAATTCCACACTACAGTACGCCTACCATTTGGCGTCACTCCTGAGCACAAATTCGTCGAGAAGGCCATGGCTTTTCTCGCAACAGATTCCGAAACTCCTGTCATCGGCGCTTTATGCCAGCGAGGTCTTCTATACTCTGATTTCCAACTTACCCGTACCTACGGTATTGGAAACTGGTGGTCCAAATTTGAAGCCTCTGTGCAGTACCCTAACCGAAATGATGGCGGATGGATGGATCACGACTTCGATATTCAGTTCCCTGAGTTCGACCGATCTATATTTGACCAGTGGTTATCTACCACGCGGAAAATCTCGGACTTACTTAAAGCTCCGCTTTGTGCAGAACCTAAACGCGCACAGGCAGGCAAAGTCGACGTCGTTGTTGATGACGAACTCATTCAGGCTGCTGAAGTTCCAGCTGAACCCAAGACCCTCGATGTACGAACTACAAAACACATCAAGCAGACGGAAATCCGTTCTACCTCCTCAAGCCGAGGTAGAAAACGAACGCGTAAACTCGGTATCTCCAAGCCGCCAGCACCGGAGAAACCTACGGACAAACCCAGCCCAGTTAAGACCAAGTCAAAAGTGACTCTTACCTGGAAGAAAAAGACCACTTAGTGAGCTTATTATGCCACTAATACCTTTCCACCCATCGTGGAAAGTCGCCA